CTAATCCATGCTCTGTAGATGCGTCAGTCTGATTAAATATCTTTGCTGCCCAATCTCCAGAAGGAAAAGCAGAGGAACCTGCCGAACCCTTTTGAACATGCAAAGGCGCACTAGGCGATGCAGTCCCTATACCCACGCGATTGTTAGTGGAGTCAACTGCTAGGGTGGTTGTGTCTACAGTAAGGCCAGCAAAGGCAGGGCTGTCAGTAGTGGCTACGCCTTGGTCTAATGCCTTAACAGAGGCTTCGCTAGTCAACTCGCTGTCCATTAGCGCACCAGCGGCTGTGACGTTAGTAGCGTCAGTTACGTCAGCACTGGCCTCTATACCGTCCAGCTTAGTTCCGTCAGTAGCAACATCGCGTCCGTCAAAGGTACTATTAGTTGTTATAGCTCCGGTCATAGCACCACCGGCTTTAGGAAGCGCCGCATTTGCAGTAGTTGTAGTGGTAGTTAGTACGCCATCTCTTGCTGCAATATCAACACCATCAACCGTACCACCTGCTACGATGTTACCTGAGACATCTAAAATGCCATTTACATCGACTGTAGTAGCGGCTATCTGTACTTCTGTGTCCGCGACAATATCAAGCTGTCCATCTGCGCTAGAGTTAATATAAAGTCCACTATCTCTAAACTGTATTTTAGTATCAGTAGTTGTGGTATTCCCAAAACCTAAAGTTTCTTGTAAGGTTTCTTCACCGCCCGAAGCAGTGCTTGCAATTGTGCCATCAGCAGCAATCGTAATATTAGAACCTGCGGTTAGGGAAGCCACTACGTTAGTTGTGTCTGTTACATCTGCACTAGCTTCAATGCCATCAAGTTTAGTACCGTCAGCAGCTACGTCACGCCCATCAAATGTACTGTTAGTTGTAATAGCGCCTGTCATAGCGCCACCTGCTTTTGGAAGGGCAGCATCTGACGTAGTACCTTGAGCTGCTGTAGCGTAGTCCGTAGCTGCTGTGGTTGCGGCTGTCCCCAAGCCCAGTGTCGTTCTGGCTGCGGCGGCATCTGCATCATCTACCAGTGTCTTGCCATAATCACTAATTGTTGTGTTTGCGGGTACCGATAGCGTTTTTATATCTGCATCCACTTCAGAATCCATCAAAGCCCCAGCAGCAGTTACATTTGTTGTATCCGTAACGTCTGCACTAGCTTCTATACCGTCCAGCTTAGTTCCATCAGTGGCTATATCACGCCCATCAACTGTACCGCCCGCTACTATATTTCCAGAAACATCTAGGATGCCGTTTACATCAACTGTAGTAGCAGCTATCTGTATTTCTGTATCCGCAACAATATCAAGTTGACCGTCTGCGCTAGAGTTAATGTATATAGCTGCGTCGCGGAACTGTACCTTGTCATCAGTAGACACTGATACGTCTGTACCCCCAGTGGTGTTCCCATTAGCTAGTACTTCCGCAAGAGTATCGGATGTGGCTACTTGAGCATCTACGTATGCTTTGATTGACTGCTGTGTAGCGAGAGACACGGCGCTGTTCGAGGCCATGTTGTCTTCATCGAGCACCGCTGTTACCGTCGTGCTAGTACCCAACTGCAAAGAAGTAGTACTTGTTACCGCCTCAACTACGTTAGTCCCATCACAAAACAAGAACATAGTGCGTCCGTTAGGGACTAGAATGCCGGTACCGCCAGATGTTTTTAGGGTTACGTTTTGCCCAGAAGCATTCTTAGCTATGTATATCTTGGATAGAGTTGGGCATACTACACTACCCGCTCCGGTTAGCTGGGTGCCTGAGTCAGTAAACTCTAGCATTGCACATCTAGATTCAGACGTAACTCCATTAGCAGTGGTTAACGTGTGTGCGTTTGCAGTCCACGAATCAATGACCGCACGCCCCGCTATAGCCTGTTCTACCATAGAGGTTATATTATCGTTTACTACATCCCCCCACGTACCGCTTAGTTCTCCCTGTACAGGTAAGGCTAGTTTTAAGATCGAAGTGTATTGCGTTGTCATTTCTTTGGCCTCACACGGCTATTCTGTTTGTTTAGGCTATACGCACTATGGCGCTTGTAGCGTTACCCGTAGGAAATTGTATAGTAAAAGGGCTGTTACTAGTGCTTTTGTTCGCCCCAAAGTCCAGTACTGCTATGGAAGGGTTGCCCCCTCCTACTTTATATATAAGCGCACCGCGAGCGGTGATTGTAGAGTTTGCCCACGTAGCGTCTGCGAAGTCCAGAAAAGCTGTAGTGCCTGAACCCCCGTCTGTAGGGTTTGTACTAATGGTCAGAGTATACCCACCAGTAGTGTATCCGTTACCGTTTGCTACTTCATTACTAGTTGTATACGCCGTAGTATCTGCGCCTAAAGAGGCGTCTCCTGTATACAGGGCTACCTTAAAGGTCTGCGCAGTATCACTACTAAAGTCCATCTCTCCGTTTAATAGAGCGACTTTAAAAGAAGTACACATTGCTTGAGCTATAGCCATAATTTAATTCCTTATTGCGCCGGAGTTCTAAACTGCCCAGATCGGTACGAATCCTGACGCAACTTACCGTCACCAAGGTTCTCTAACTGCTTCATGGCTAGCATGTACATGTTAGTGTAGTTAGCGACTATATCTTGCTCGCCCTTCATAAACCGGATAGCTTCTACCAAGGCTCCATTTAACAGTGCGGAGTCAAAGTTATTACCTAACCATGAAGTACCCGCAGTTACTATAGACGTAGGGTAATGCCCGTAAATGTGTTCTATTTCATAGTTAGCATCGGGGGTGGGAGCCAGCTCTAGTTTAGTATCGCTATAATAAGCGTAAAACTTAGGTAATCCGTAGTTAACGGCAGTATTAACTGGGTACGCTTCGCGTAAGAAGTTAACGTCTTTGTTTAGAAGATACGTGTACGTGTTATTACTTATTACCGCTATGCTGTACGTATACAGGTAGTCGCTAGGTAAAGTATACAGCTTGTTGGTCTGAACTACTGGGCCTTCATCTAACTTACGCAGGGCAGGTATCTGTACTGAATTGTATATCTTCTGCTCCGCCTGCTCCGTGAACATAGCGAGTTGGTCATCTGTAAACGTGTTTTCACAGATGTCTTGGATATTAGCTTTCAGTTCAGTATAGTTCATAACTTATGCCATTGGGCCGCGTGCGTACAAACCCTTAGTTGCGCAGCCAGTGCCACGAACCTTAACTTTACCGCCTTCTTTATAAGCACTGGTCATCTTATTGCCCGTCTTTTTTGCTTCTTTCTTAGCGGCTGCTTTGCCTGCATCTGTGTATGCAAACTGCTTATTTCCTACTTGTGGCATCTTAATGCTCCTATGAGGTAGTTACAGTAACTTGTCCTATACTACCATTTATTAACAATATGTTGGGGGTTAATCCAAAAGGATCGACTCCCCCACCTACAGGGTTCCAACCCCACTGTATGTCCCTACTACTACTGTTTCCTGATTCTCCTAGGCTTTGGTCTGGTCTAGGATCACGTAACGCTTGTGGATCGTGTACAGGAAACTCTCCTAGCATGTTCTGAGGCTGATCTGGATTCCAACACTCAGGGCACGCTTTTAAATTAGTATCTACATTCTTTACAACTAGGTTCTTCAGTTCCTTTAGTTTGTACTGGAACCCACACACGTCGCATAACGCGATGGCTTTCTTATCAGAAGCAAACTGAGTAGCCATGCTTACACGTACCCTATGCGGGGGGTAAACCTAGCCGAGGTCTTCTCTCTATCTTCTCCTGCGGCCAAGGCAAACTGCTCGTCGTACACAGACTTTAACAAGGGCACTCTTTCTGTCATCTCGGGTAGCTTCATGGCTATGTAGTATGCCAGTCCTGCTACTAGGCACGGGAAGAATCTAAAGTTCATATCCGCTGTTTCTACGCCACTACCGGCATCTTGTATGCGGCGCATACGCCAGTAGTACAATACGTAGTCATTAGTATCTGGTAGAGGCCATACATTTACTTTGGGGTTATCCCGCAAACGCTCAATATATAGTTGTATGGGCCTGCCTTGTGTTAACTTGTTAGGGATAGAAGCGTACGTGCTCACACTAATCCGGCTTATGGATAGGTCAGTTTGTGTCGCTGCATTCCCGCTACCCGTGCGTATCTGGTGCTCCAACAAATCAATGGTGTCTGCGGGCAAGTCATAGGGAGTGGTCTTACCTTTAACTAAGTTAATAGTGCCTTCGTCGATAGTCCACATGTTGATGCCGCGATTTTGCCACTCAATAGTAAGCAAGTTCATGGAACGTCTAGCGGTTTTTAAGTCGTACCCAGAACGCATCTCACGGCCCGCTCGCTCAAACGCTTCTTCCGCGATCTCAGTGAACTCCATGTTAAACGCTGTAGAGTTTGATGTAGCCATTATTTACCCCACCCTGCCTTAGCTTTGACCTTAGCTTTATTAGATAGGTCGCCATAGTGATACAGTTTCTTAGACGTATTTGACATAGCTTTGCCAGTCATAAGAGTCCCGTCAGGGTGCTTGTGCATACCACCCTTATGTTCTTTACCGTCTTTGAAGTAGTGCTTAACACCCATACCCATTATTTCTTTCTCCGCTTAGTAGCCGATACTCGTCTAGGCTTACCTGCTGGTTGTCCTAGCCTTTTCTTTTCCGCTACCTTCTTTGCTTTCTCGGCGCTAGACATCTCACCAGAAGTCTTGGGGGTTTTTTCAGATACACGCTTAGAAGGGCGGCAGTAAGGTGTTCCCCTACCGTCTCCCTTCTTTCTACCACAAGCCTTTCCAGTCTTAACGTCTTTCCAATCTTCTTTGAACCAACGCTTTAGGGCCGCACCCTTTTCGGTTTTGCGAACTCCTCCACCAGACTTGTAATACGTACGCATTACTTACCAGCCTTTTTCTTCCGGCACTTAGCAATGGCTCCCGACGCGTAAGCAGACGGGAACACCTTATATTGCTTCTTGACCTTTTTATAGCACGCGTCTTTTACAGTGCCCCCTTCTTTCATCTTTCGGGGTTTACTGCCGCAACCGCAATCGCTCTTCTTGTAGTAGCGTCGCATTACGCACCTTTCATCTTGACCATCTTGCAGACTCTACCACCACGAGCCATACCGCAGCCACGAACCTTACCACCAGCTTTCATCTTGCCTTTACCATCCGCAGCGTAAAAAGGGACTTTCTTACCACCTTTTTCTACCATGTCTAGCTTGCCACCAGCTTTATACTTCTTAGCCATACCACCAGCCATCATATTCTTGGCAGGCTTATTTTTGGCTTCCATAGCTTCCTTAGCTTTTTTCTCTTCGGGGCTAAGGGTTAAGTTCTGCATCATAGCTTCCCGCTTACGGGCGGCCTTTTGTGCGGGGGTCATCTTGTCAAACTCTTCTTTAGAAGGTACTTTTGGTTCCATCTATATCACCATTTAGATTTATTTGCCCAATACGCCGCAGACATTTTGCCTTTGGCTATATTTTTACCGTGACGGGCTTTAAAAGATTTACGTTTAGCTTTCATCTTAGCGGACTCGCCCTTCTTAGGTTTACCTGCTGTAGATGCGCCTTGCTCACCGTAACGTATTATTTTCTCTTTGCCATTCTCACATGCCTTAACTATGTGAGATTTCTTAGCGTGCGAGGGAGTCCGGCGTGGCTTATTGCACGCCATAGCCTTTTTATCGACTTTACCACCGGACTTGTAATAGCTACGCATTAACTATAGAACACTGTAATAGCGTCGATATTGGTAAAAGCAGTAATAAAGACATCACTTTGAAAACGTACCCCGTAATCGGGAATATTGACAGAGTGAGAGTCATTAGCTTCAAAATCAATATCTAATAGGGTAGCTCCACCGTTACCATCGGTTATAGTGAGCCGCCCCGCGCCAGAGTTATTAGTCAGTACTTGTACTTGCCTTACTCGCGCTGGCCCTACACCTACCGAGCCTGCGCCAGTAATCCGCTTTGCGGAAACATCAGAACTAGACATAAATGCCTCCTATTAGCTAAGAGCCGCGCCAATAGCAGTTACCCAAGCAGCGCCAGTGTTAATTACGATAGCGTATTCGTCGTTACCAGCGCCGTTATCGCTGACCATATAAGCAGTACCTACAGCTACATCACCAAAAGCTGGGAGGTTAGCAGTAGTTACAACAGGGATTTGAAAGCCGTTGTCCGAACGGACTGGGCCTGAAAAAGTGGTTTTAGCCATTATAAAGTTCTCACATGTGAGGTTAAGGCAAATCTGTCTACATGTCGTCAGTCGGGCCTGTCAGATTCACCGGATTGTTTCCCGATATATGAGAACATACCACAGTGTGTGATTTTACGCAAACATAAAAAAGGGGGCCGAAGCCCCCTTAGTACAGCATGTTACTACGCTATTAAGCGCCGGGTGATCCGTAGATACCCAGTGGATCGGAAACACCAAACGAGTAGCGTTCACGAGCCTTGTAACGGCTGTTGCCAGTATCGAAATCAGCATCCATAGAGGTAGCCATTGGGCTACGTACGAAGTGCTTCAGACCATTTGGCACGTCAGTCATCATAAACCAAGCGTCAGTGTCAGTCAGGTAGTGATTGACTGCATATCCGCCGGGTACTGCGCCGTTAGTCATAATGGCGTTGATGTCGTTGTCAGCAGTTCCTACACGACCTTCAGTCTCAAGCAAACGAGTTGCAACAAACTGCAAGGCAGGTGGGATAACTAGCTTCTTAGGCTTGGCCGCGATCAAGAGACCACGCTCATCAGTGTAGCCTGCTACCTGAATGATAGCTGCTTCCAAAGAAGTTTCGTTAAGGTCAGCCGCAACAGCAGGACGGTTGGAGTTAGTTCCACCGCTAACCAGAGGGTGAGAAGTAGAGCATAGAACCTGCCCATCACCGTAGGTAGTGCCAGCAAAAGCGTTGTTCAGAATGTCTGCGCCTTTAACTTGCTTGGTGTATGCCATAGCGCGAGCCAGTGCTTTGGTGTAACGAGATGACAGAGAGTCATACAAGTTATCTTCAATCGCTTCTTCAGTGATTGAGAAACCCATTGCAACAGTTTCGTGCGTGTAGCGTGCGCTCCATGCTTCCTGCGCGTTATCGTCCTCGATTGCAGAACCTTCAGCTTTAGTTGGGGCAGAGCCAAAACCAGACAGCTTAGTTTCTTCTTCAAAAGAACGGTCAGAGGTTTCAGTCTCGAAAATCTCTTTGTGCTCTTCGCCATATTTTGCATACTCCAGACCAAATAGTGCGTTAAGTCCGGGTAGCAACTCTTTGAGTAATTGACTTCTTGAAATAGCCATCTAGTTATTCTCCTACGATGCCGGTACCAAACTGGTGGTACGGTAGGTTAAATTTAACCAAGACATCAGTCTTAGCGTCGCCAATGGCAGAACCAGTTTTGGTTACAAAGCCAATCACTTTGAACGCTTTAGTAGCAGTAGCAGTAGTAGCGTCCAATGCAACATTAGACTTACCAGTAGCAGTATTTACTGAAGTAGTGGCGTTCTGTGCCGCAGTCAAAGGAGCGTTGTGCCCAAGAGCAGCCTGAGCAATAGCGCCGTCAGCTTGTACTTGGAAAGTTACGCCCGGATCAGTAACAACATAAGCAGTAGCGTTAGCAGTGCCTGATGGGTAGTACTGAGCAAAAATCAATTGACCTTCAGCGTTAACGTATTCACAGCCAACGAACACACCCAGAGCACCGATAGTGTTGCCGCCGAGGTTGTTAGTAGTTGCGTCTGCGCCAGTGCCAGAAGCTAGTTGAACATAACCTGCATTAATCTCAACGAGAGAGCCGTAACCGATGTTTTGGGCTACGCCAGCAGGAGTAATAAGAAAAGCATCGCGGGCACCAGCATAAGGTGTACCGTCAGCTTTACGTACGGGAACAAACCCGTATGGAGAGGCTGTAGTTGCCATTTATTTCACCTATAAAATAGTTTGATTAAGACCCGCTACCAAAGGTAACTTTCGATCTGCGGTCATTAAATAACGGCATTCGAGGGTCGTTTTCTCGCATTAGGCTGTTGTCAACTGATTGCATTTGCGCGGTACTCTGATCTTTATAGTACGTGTTGCGCTCGTCAACCATTTCAACAGGAGCTTTACACAGCATCAATCCACCGATTATCAAGTTGTCTTTGAACTTTTCGTTCTCGATAGACACAAGAGTAATCTCTGGGTGATCCGATGCCTTTACTGGCTCCCAACCTTCGCGTAGTTTTGAGGATACGTTAGTGGCGTCCATGTTACCTTGCGTGCTTACACGAATCCAGCGAAATGCGTAGCCCGGCTCGGGGTGAGGCGAAGGCAATACTTCTGGCCTAGTCCAAGCTGCTTTACGGGCCGTTTTTTCACGGGTAACTTCTTCACGTTTGATTCTATTCTCAGCCATTATACTTTCCTCATCTCTTCTGCAACCTTTTTGGCGTATAAATCTAGGGGTACTCCAAGTTTTTTAGCAATAGCTACCTGTGTCTGCGTTAACCTAATTTTCTTAGGTGCTGTGCTCCGCGTAGCGGGTGCAACCACATTAG